AGTGCGGACACATACACAATTATTTTGTATATGCGTAAAAAATATGGCTAGTGTTCTTAGCGTTTTTTCGGAGGGTTGAATGTCTTCTACAAGAAAAGAGACTACTATGCCCAAAAGAAACAAAAAGAACTTTCGCCCTACTAAAAAAGGGGCGGGAATGACGGAGGCAGGCGTTAAAGCCTACCGACGAAAAAACCCCGGTTCTAAATTAAAAACAGCCGTAACCAAGAAGAAGAATTTAACAAAGTCCGAAAAAGCAAGAAGAAAATCTTTTTGTGCTAGATCAGCCGGCCAAATGAAAAAATTTCCTAAGGCAGCTAAGGATCCAAATAGTAGGCTAAGACAAGCTAGGAAGAGGTGGAGATGTTAATTTCAAGAAGTAAAATCCCTAAAGGCGTAAGTTACTTTAGAAAAGGCGGGGCAGCTTCAAAAAAGTCAAAAGGCAGTAAAATTTGTCCCGAAGGAAAAGCTTGGGCAAAAAGAACTTTTGATACATACCCTTCAGCTTATGCGAATTTAGCTGCCTCTAAGTATTGTAAAGACCCTAATTATGCAAAAAAGTCAAAAGGTGGTAAGAGAAAGGGTCGATAATGGGTGAACTAAAGAAATGGGTGGATCAAGATTGGGTAAGGATTGGTACAGATGGTAAAATCAAAGGTAAATGCGGTACTTCAAAGGATAAAAAGAATCCTGACAGGTGTCTTCCAAGGTCTAAGGCTCAAAGCCTTTCAAAAGAAGAAAGAGCCTCAACCGCTCGTAAGAAAAAAAGAGAAGGTAGTAAAGGCAAAACCGTTGTCAAAAACACGAAGAGCGCGGAAGTAAAATTTGCCCGTTATGGGGGTGAGATGAAAGCAAAACGTCCCTATAAAGGCAAGAAGAAAGACGGAGTTGTTGCAAGAGGTTGTGGTTTAGTTATGAATAACCGAAGAAAACATACAAAGGGTTCTGTAAGCGCATGAACAATGTTTACTTAGATGAAATAAGATCTTGGTCAAAACACGCCCTTGAAAAACCTTTAGATTATTTTAATGGTTTACCTCCATGTCCTTATGCTGAAAAGGCGTGGGAAGACAACAGAGTAGATTGCGTCGTTAAAGATACAAAATATAAAAAACCCTTGTATCAAGCTGTTTTTGAGTTTCCAAATGACGTAGATATTGTCCTTGTAATTGATAAAAAGTTTCCAAAAGAAGCTAAAAACTTTCATAAATATTTAGATGATATGAATATAGCTATATCTAAGGGAGCATTTGGTGACAGAGATATCTGGGTAATGGGCTTTCATCCTGACGATTCTCCTAATGAATATGTTGACGATAGTGCTTTTTGTAATTTAACAGAGGAAGTTTACGCTATTATCTTTGTACAAAGATTAAGTAAATTGCATGAATCTGCAGACAAATTGAAAAAAAGAGGTTATTATAAGATATATAATAATGAGTACGACGCTGAAGAAATATTTAAATTGAGAGAAACTTTATATAGGAGACTAAAACATGGTAATGAAACCTAAGAAAAAACCAATGAGAAAAATGGGTGGTGGCATGGTTAATAAGATGGCAATGCCCAAAAAAATGCGCGGTGGCGGAATGGCTAAGAAAATGCGTGGCGGTGGCATGGTTAAGAAAATGCGCGGTGGCGGAATGGCCCGTAAGAAGTAATGGCTGTATCCAGTAGCACAGATTTTGAGCTTGATGTAGTTGAATACATAGAAGAAGCTTTTGAGCGTTGCGGTCTTGAGGTTCGTACAGGTTATGACCTTAAAACCGCACGACGTTCTCTTAATCTTATGTTAGCTGAGTGGGCGAACCGTGGTTTAAACCAGTGGACCATTAAACAGAGGACGCTTTCTTTAACACAATCAGACGGAGAGTATGATTTAGGAACGGATATAATTGATATTTTGTCCGTTGTTGTAAGAAGAAGTAGCACTGATTTTGGTTTAGAAAGGGTAAGTAGAGATACTTTTATTAATATACCAAATAAAACTACAGAGGGTAGACCAAGCCAGTTCTTTTTAGACAGGCAAATAACGCCTAATTTAAAAATATGGCCTATTCCAGAGAATAGTACAGATGTAATTCGTTACGATGCTTTGACTAGAATTAATGATGCGGACACTCAAATAAATACTATGGATGTTCCCTTTAGGTTTTATCCCTGTTTAGCTGCAGGGCTTGCCTATTATATGTCTATGAAGAGAGCCCCTGAGAGAATACAGTTGCTGAAAGCAGCTTATGAAGAAGAGTTTCAAAGAGCAATGACTGAGGATAGAGATAGGGCTTCTTTTAATGTTGTTCCTCAGTTTGAGTATTTTAGGACGACTTAATGGCAAAATATGCTAGTGGAAAAAGAGCTTATGGTATATCCGATAGATCAGGATTTAGATACAGATATCGGGATTTACGTAAAGAGTGGAACGGAGCGGTTGTAGGTTTTGATGAGTTCGAGCCAAAACAACCTCAACTATTTCCCTCTAGAAAGGTTTTTGATGCACAAGCATTAAGAGATGCCCGTCCACAACCTATTGATACACAATCGACTTTTGAGGTAAAAACAACTAATGGTATAGTAAGCTTAGGAAATGGTAATTTTGCAACGTATGGAGTTGCAGAGCTACCTTCTAAGATAAAGATTACGGATGCCCTCGTTTCAAACGTAGGGACAGTGACGGTGACTACATGAGTTTTACATTAACAACACTACGCGACGCTATAAAGAACTATTCAGAAAACACTGAAACTAGTTTTGTAAATAACTTAGATTTATTTATTAGACTAGCGGAAGAGCGTATTTTAAAAACGGTACAATTAAATGTTTTTGAAAAGAATGTATCGGGAACGATGACTTCTAGTAATCAATACTTAGCTTGTCCCAGTGATTTTTTGGCTCCAAACTCTTTAACTATTACTAATAGCAGTTCTTTCTCTTATTTACAATTTAAGGAGAAAGAGTTTGTACAGACCTTTACCCCTAATCCTGCTACTACAGGGGCTCCACGGTATTATGCTCAATTTGATGTAGATAATTTTGTTATAGCCCCTACGCCTGATAGTGGTTATACAGTTAATCTCAGCTATTTTTACAGACCTGCTAGTTTGTCTGAAAGTACCATTACATTTACAGTCAGCAGTAGTTCATCTTTTACAGTAGGAGAAACTGTTACGGGAGGGACTTCTGGTTCTACGGCAAAAATTACAGCAAAACCCTCTAGCACAACAATGACTGTTATTGTGCCCTTAGATGCGTTTACTGCTACAGAAACCATTACGGGAGGGACTTCAAGTGCCTCTACAACATTGACTTCTTTTACTTCAGATACCACAGAAACATGGTTAAGTACAAATGCAGAGTTAGGGCTACTTTACGGATCCCTAGTAGAATGTTATGTATATATGAAAGGCGATCCCGCTGTGATGAATATGTATAGCACCCGATTTATGGAAGCCTTGGGTAGGTTGAAAAATCTTGGTGAAGCGCAAGAAGTCATGGATGAGTATGCAATGGGTGAGATTAGAAAGGCTAGAACATAATGCTAACAGAAGCTTTAGGAATGAGCAATAATTTTTCGGTTACAGTACAAACAACCGATAATAGGGGCCAAACCCCAGAGGAAGTAGCAGAAAGGTGCGTTAATAAAATTATTGGCGTATCTGAAACCGCGCATCCTGCCATACGAGAGCAGGCTTATGCGTACCGCAAAGAGATGGAGAAAATTATTGCAATTTATATGAGACAAGCTATCAAGAGTGATAGAACCACAATATATAACGCAATTAAAGATTCAGGCAACCCTAAACTAGCAGAATATGTGAGGAGAATGTAATGGCTTTTACGGGAAACTTTTTATGTACCTCTTTTAAAACAGAACTTTTAAAAGGTGTTCATAATTTTACGGCAACTACAGGAAATACGTTTAACGTAGCTCTCTACGATAATAGTGCTTCTTTTACAGCATCCACCACGGCATATACCTCAAGTAACGAGATTAGTGGTACTAATTACTCTGCAAAGGGACAGGCTCTCAACCCTGTTACTCCTACGGCTAGTGGTACAACAGCTTTAGTAGATTTTGCTGATGAAGTATTTAGTAATGTTACGATTAGTAGTGTTAGAGGTGCTTTAATATTTAACGAGACGGCAACAGGAGATCCTTCTGTAGCGGTTTTAGATTTTGGTGCAGATAAGGCAGCCAGTAGTGGTGATTTTACCATTGTGTTTCCTACTGCTGATGCAAGTAATGCGATTATAAGGATTGCTTAATGTCGATTAATAATGTCGCTGCATTTCAAGGATGGAATAGTTCCCTAACTTCGTGGAACGCAGGGACATGGAATACCAATGTTGCTTATAATGTTACCGCGACAGGTTCCGTAGGAGCCACAACGGTCACGGGAGATGCTAACGTATCTGTTACGGGCGTAGCGGGTACTACGGCTTTAGGTAATGTATTTGAAACACAGATGGGCGTAGCGGGTACTACGGCCTTAGGCATTGTGTTTGAAACACAAATGGGTGTAGCAGGCACTACGGCTTTAGGTAATACATTTGAAACGCAAGTAGGCACAAGCGCAACAAGTGCGGTAGGGTCTGTTTCAATCACAGGAAATGCTAGTGTGTCCGTCACAGGTGTTGCAGGCACTACAGCCATAGGTAATACCTTTGAGACATTAAACGGGGTGGAAGCAACGGGTGCCGTAGGCACCGTAACTATTACTGGTTTAGCTAATATTTCTGTTACGGGAGTAGTCGGTACAACAGCTATTGGAAGAGTGACGGAAACTATTTTACCGACTTGGGGAGAAATTATACCAGATCAAGTCCCAAGTTATGGTACGGTTACGCCTAGTCAGTCGCCTAGTTATAGCACAACAACCCCAAGCCAAGATCCTTCTTGGCTAGATAAAGCAGCATGAGGATAATTAAATGGCAAGTGTATACACAAACGATTTAAGATTAGAAGAGATTGGTTCAGGCGAACAATCGGGAACGTGGGGAGACACCACAAATACTAATCTAGAACTAATAGCAGAGGCTCTTAGCTACGATACAGAAGCAATAACAACTAATGCAGATACCCATACTTCGACAGTTGCTGACGGAGCTGCGGATGCAGCTAGAGCCATGTACATTAAGTACACAGGTACTTTAGATTCTACGTGTACAATAACAATAGGTCCAAACACGATTAGTCGTGTGCATATAATTGAGAATGCAACTTCTGGATCCCAAAGTATTATTA